GTCCTCCCAGTGGGCACCAGCACCTCACGGACGTCTGGATCGTGAGCGGCCCTCAGCGCAGCGTATGTGGCTTCCAGCTCTTCGGCGTGCTGCTCCAGTGATGCCAGCATGAGCGGGCCAGCGCTGGCCATTCGCGCTGTAAGCCGTGCTGCCTGTTCCTGCGCCTCGATCATCTGATCACTCAGGTCGTTACCACCTTCGAGGCGCACTGTGTACTCAGAGAAGCCACCCCATCGCATGAGGAACTCAGCTTCGATACGGTCATCAAGGGTGCTCGCTGTGATGGTCACGCATCCGGTCTTGCAGCGGTAGCGGAGTACTCCGTCTCGACGCTTTCCGCCGTTCAACCGGTTCTTGCACTTATGGCACGTCGCCATGCCGTTAGTTACCAGCGGGGTAGCCTGGCGGGGGGCTCGTTCTTTACCGATTGCCAGCGCGTTTAGCCGCTCCCGAATGCGTTTAGCCTCTGCGGCGCTGATTGTGGGCTCCGTGAAGCTGACGGGCGTGATTCCGTCTGTTTCCAGCACGAGCTTTCCCTTGTGGCTGAAGTGGCCGCGAAGGATTCCGCTCGTAAGCATTCGTCGCCATTGACGTTCGCCGATTCCGAGCATTCGCGAAGTGCTGGTGACCGTGCCTTCGTCTAGAAGCGACTCGATGGCTACCCGAATGTTCTCGATTTCTGGCGCATACGGGGCCAGGTACGCCGCGCTGTCTCGCCGCTCGATTCGGAATCCGTAGGGAGCCCTACCGCTGATCCAGCGGCCCTGAGTACGCCGCGTGGCCTGTCCATCAAGGATTCGGCTAGTAATGAGGCTGCGTTCCCATTCAGCCAGCGCAGCGAGAACCACAGCAACCATGCGACCGTGCGCGGTTGTGGTGTTTACCGTGTTGTCCGTGGTGGCTACTCGGGTGTTGTTGGCTTCACCCCACGCGACGAGCCGGAGGAATTCGGAGACGCTGCGCGCGAACCGGTCCAGTTTCCAGGCAATGATCACGGATGGACGGGACGCCATGAGGGCCCGCATGCCCTTGCGCTCTTCCAGGGGCTTGGCGCCGGATACCCCAGCGTCCACGTACTCAACGACGTCTGAGAGATCGTAGTTGTTGTTCGTCAGCCAGGTTCGAGCTGCACTGCGCTGAGTCTCTACTGAGGCGGATTCCGCCGTTTCTCGGCTGAGCCGTATGTACACCGCTACCGTCATGGTGCTCAAGGGTAGTCGCGTTCCCAGGAAAGCGTCAAGCGCTAGGGACCACGCGGCTATTCCCATCCTGCGGGAGCCACCACTAGGTCAGCGCCCCATGCCACTCGGCACATGTACAACCACGCTTGTGCCTCTGCGCGCTGAGTCCACGTCAGGGGCTTGCCCTGTAGGGAGCACAGCGCGGATAGCTGCCGATCTACGATGCCCCACTGTGCGTGGCCTGGCCGACGCGTGATCACGTATCTCATGCCGTAATCATGTCAGCAGAAAGCTACGATCCGTCCACCATCTACAGAGGAGACGCAGCATGGACGCTCAGGGGCGCACTGGCCATATCCAGTGGGACGGTACGGCCGTGACGATCAGTCGGCGGAGCAGGGAGATACGGGTTCCGGTCGAGCAGATCAGCGCTGTGGAGTGGCGTCCGGCAGGGGCTCTGTCAAAGGGCTGGCTCCGGCTGGTTGTTCCTGGCACTCCCCTGCCCCGTAAGCAGCGCAGACCCGCTGAGATGGCGCGGCTTGACCCGTACGCCGTGACTTTCTCCCGGGCTCAGCAACCGGCCTTCGAGGCACTGCGGCGCGCCCTGGGCAAGTAGCTGAGCACAGCAAAAAGCCCCACCCGGTGATCATCGGGCGGGGCCTTTACCTGTGCAGCCGATCAGCTACCACCAGGGTTGCACGCTGAACACGGCACGTTGAACGGCTTGTTGGTCGTGTGGTCAACCATGACGATCACGCGGAGCCCAGAGCACGTGACACACGCACCCCTAGTACCCCGCCGGTTGGCTGTTTCCTGGATTTGCTGCCCGAAGAACCTCAGTACGTGTTCTTGGTTCGGGTCTGACCATTCGCGTCCGGCTAGCTCTTCGTCATCACTCACGGGGACCCCTCCTAGGTTCCTTCCCAGGGTACGGAGTTACTGCGTCTGTCCGGAACCACCGCACGCCTGACAGGTGATGCTGTGTTGCTTTCCCTCGCTGTCTACGATGATCGTTCGGCCTACTCCGGCACAGTTCGTACAGTTGGCCATCTTCACTGTCTCCTCTGCTGAGTTGGGGCGCACGCGGGGTGTTGCTCCGCTCTCAGGAGAGCGGAAGTCATTTACAGGGCGTCCCTGTGACCGGTGGAGTGCTGCCGGATGATCTCAGTGGCGCGTGCGATGTCTCCTGGACGACCCGCCATATGCGACTCAGCCCGCCGTTTGCTCGCTGCACTACAGATGTTGCACTCAGGGTGCGGAACGGGCTCAAGCCGTGGCGCGTAGATTTCAGGGTTCATCGGTGCTGCCTCCCTACCGGAGTTTCGAACAAGCTTGCCTGCCGCAGCTCGTCGTCAGTCAGGTGCCGCAAGGATTCCGGGGCTGTCGCCCACTCGGTACCACCACCGGGGGGCCGTAGGTACACGCTTCCGGCGTAGCGCTCCTGCACTACTCCGATCTTGTCGTCGTTCGCTGTGTCTACTGCGTACTCCGGGCGGTCCGCTGCGCACTCCGGGGACAGGCGATGGAAGTAGTTCCGGGCTATAGCGCTGATCAAGTCGTTTGGCTCACTGGTCATGGTCGGGTGCCGTCGCCTTCCGTGTGCGTCAACTTCCGTTGTGTGGCCCAGACTCGCCCCTACGCAGCTACGATCTGAAGTGTTTCTCTGCCCGACCAGCCGTTTGGGCAAGATGGCATATGCACGCCCAACTGACCTGTAGCTACGCAGAGTTGAGCGCGGCTCCCAACATGGTGGGAATGGGGATGGGATGGCTACTGAACATGAGCCTGGGGTTCAAGACCCTCGGCGCCGCTTCGCTGAAGAGCTGAAGAGCGCGCGCGAACTTCACATGCCTAGCGCGCTGACCCAAACTGCGCTGGCCCGGCAGGCTCGTACCTCAAAAAGCACCATCAGCCGAACTGAACAGGGCACCGGTCACATCCCCCCAGAACTGCCACCGCGCTTCGACCAGATCTTTGGGACTGACGGAGCTTTCAAGCGGCTGTACGCGGATGTGGTTGCCGCCGACTTTCCATCCTTGTACCAGCGTCGTATGACTCTGGAGCGCTCAGCAGTAGAGATCCGTGAGTGGTCGCAGACAGTCGTCCCGGGTCTGCTTCAGACGCCGGACTATGCGGCAGCGATCCTGCGCAGGGGTGACCCGCGTGCCGCTGAGGCTGAGATTTCGGCGGACGTACATCGCCGGATGACCCGCCAAGATCTGCTCAGGGGGCCCACACCGCCCGTTCTGCGCGTCGTGATGTGCGAGTCCGTCGTACGGCGCCTGTTGGCCCCCCGAGACGTCATGAGGGCTCAGTTTGAGGCACTGCTGGCACACAGCGCCCACCCGACCATCAGCGTTCGCGTGCTGCCCCTGGACGCGGAGGCTCATCTTCTACTGGACCGGTCGGCGACCTTCCTGACTGGCCCGTCCGGCGCGACAGTTGTATGTGTCGAGGCGTACCGCACCGCCGGAATAGTGGATGATCCCGAGCACGTGCGAGCAGCGGAGCACGCATACGATGAAATCACGGGCGACGCGCTCAGTAGACAGGCAAGCACTCAGCTCATCAGAGACCAGATGGAGAAACTGACATGATCAACTTCCTTCCCAACGCACAGGCGTGGGTCAAGTCGTCGTACAGCGGTGCCGAGGGTGGTAACTGTGTCGAGTGGGCGCCCACCTACGCGGCGGCCCATGGCATCGTTCCCGTGCGCGACAGCAAGAGCCCTAACGGTCCGGCGTTGATGCTCAGCGCTGACGCCTTTGCTGGGCTGGTGGAGTTCGCGAAGCACGCCGACGTGTAACTTCCCCCGCCAACAAGAGCCCCGCCGGAGACAGTTTCCGGCGGGGCTTCGTCGTTGTACGGGCACCAGAGCGCTTGCCAGAGCAGAGGTGGGGGATTCATCGCGCGCGCCCTTTACGGCCCCTCAGGGCGCCTCACGAGCCTCGCTGGCAACCCGTTCTAGGCAGCGGTTGAGAACGGGCGCAGGAGCACGTCCCTGACTACAGTCAGCCGACCCGAAGACGCTGAGAACTTCTGATTGCTGATCAGTTCGCCCGTGATGTTCCAGTAGGCCCGCGCAGCTTCCCGCCAGCCGTCGATGGGCTCCCCATACGGGGCGTAGACGTGCGCGTGGTCGTCCCATGCCCACTCAGCGCGCCACACCAGGGCCCCAGTTATTCGCCCGCGCACGCTGATACAGAAGCGATCCGCCTCAGATGTCTTGATCATGTGTGCCAGCATCGTGCCATATGTGCTAACGACTGCCGCAACTTCGTGGGCGCTGTACACGTACTCACGGGCCAACACCCCTGGGAACCTCGCCAGTTCGCCCCAAGTCCATCCGCCCTCATCTAGGGCCACAGGAACTGCCAGGAACAGCAGCGCCGTTGGAACCGGCGCAAGATCTATAAATGCGACCATGATCCATTACCCCCCTAAAACAGGCCACTTTGGCTGCGCACAACGTTACGACTTTCAAGTAGGTGTGGTCTACCCGTAACCATCAAGTGACTGGAATGAGGAGTTCCGGTGAAGATGCCCATTTTCATCCACTCCCTGTCGCTGTCCGAGCACCGAACGTTAGTCGAACAACCATGCGAAGCCAAGGGAATATGCCACCAATTGACAGGTACACGTCATGCGTCAGCAAAAGAGAAAAGCCCCCGGTCAAGGGGGCTGTGGTAGGAACATACAAAGGTCAGCGACTAGCTCTCACGGCGGCCTGGAATCGCTGCGCTGCCCCTTCCTTCGGGCGCTCGGCCAGCCTGTCAGCGATCTGCGCCACAAGCCACGATGCGTCAGCCTCTGACATGCTGAGAAGCTTCTTGATGCCTGCCGCTGTGGTGACCTCAGCGTCGATGACGTGGAACTCGCCCTCAAGCCGCATGTGCACGTTGCCGACCTGACGAATGGACTCGGTGTGTCGCATGACGATTTCCCTCCTGAAGTGCCCCGGGCGGGAGTCGAACCCACCCGGGACTGTCTGCTAGGCCCAGCGAGGCTTGTAGCCGGTCGCTGCCAGCTCTTCATCCGTGTGAGTCACAGCGTGTCGGGCGGCTGCGCTGACTGCACCTTCTTCGGTCTTGCTGGGTCCGTGGTGGACGCAACCGTCCACGTCGCATGCCCAGACGAACTTGAAGTAGTGGCTGGTGTGGATGTTCTCGTTGTCCCTGATGCTGTACGGCATCTTCACCGTGTGCCCCCTTCATCGCTGCTTGCTTGTGGGACCACTATGCATCGCTGCGGGTCCCGGCGCAACCACCTACAGGAAACTGTAGGTGGTCCACGTCAGTAGTCGCTGCCAGCGAGGAACTCAGCCAGCCTCAGTACGTCGTCCGGCTCCGCCTTCTGGGCTAGATCGGCGCCACGGATCAGGGCTGCTGCGATCTGATAGACGTCTGCCCGTGCTGCCAGCGCTTCTACTGGGCTCGGATCGTCTATAGATCCGTCGATTGTCGCCACGGCTAGACCGCCTTAAGTCCGTCGATGATGCGGAGGTTGGTCATCAGGTCATCTGCGTCATCATCCTTGAGGACTACCACGCTGATCACTTCACCCTCAGGATTCAGCGTCTCGAACTCGGTGAATTCCGGGAATGTCCGCGTGTTGACGATGTAGCCGTTGGTCAGCTTGAAAGTGCGCATGTCTATCGACCTTTCGTTTGGGCTATGCCAGCCAGGTAAGGGCCCAGTCAGCGAGGGACTTGTCACTCTTGGAGAGATTGCAGTCAGCGCAAGCAGGGATGACGTTGCCGAGCACATCCCTCCCACCCCTAGCAATCGGCTTGATGTGGTCTAGGTGCTCCGCTGGGGCGTCACAGTAGGCACAGGCGAAGCCCCAGCGGGCAAAGACCTCAGCGCGCTTATACGGGTCCACACGGGGCCGCACGCGGCGGTTTCTCTGGTACAGCCCCGTGAAGTCGTACCGAGTTGCTCCCACTACTTCCGGCCGCCACGAGACAGGTTGGCGGTTGCGGCTTCGGCCATCTGCTTGGCCTCATCCTCGTTCGTGGCAGTCGCCGCTATGTAGCGCTTGGCGAACGCCTTGAGGCCCTTCGTGCGTGCATCGCGCACCTTGAGGACCGTGGACCCGATCTCAGCGGCCAGCCCCTCATCGTCTCCGCTGTCCCCACAGCCGTAGCAGGTGACTTCGCCGATCCCGAAGGAATGCTTCAGCACCACTCGCTGACCCTCGCCCATGACATCGAGCACAGCGTTCACGATTGCGTGCTTCACCCGGCGGTCTTCGCTGTTGAGATCCTCCGGCATGAGCAGGTCTTCCGGAACGCCCAGCGTGGAAACGAGAGTGTCCGTGTAGCTGTAGGTGGCTTCATAGTCGCCGAGCCCGTTTCCTCCGGCAGATGCCCCGCCGACTCGTACAGCGGGCGCCTCAAGGCTGAAAGCTCCCTGCCATGACATGCGCGCAGCTTCGGCCCGCTCAGCGCTCAGTCGGCGACCCTTCGGCGGGATGGTCTGCGCGAACTTTTCTGCAAGGTAGACATCACCGTCAGCGCGGTCGAGCATTGAGGCGAAGATCTTGGTTGCGTCCTCATCAACGCCGCTGTTCCGCTGGTTCCGAACCTTGTCTTTCAGCACGCTTTCGATGGTGGTGTGCATGAAGCCGTAGAAGGTGACCACGCTGTCTCCACCGAACCGGGGCAGCGCCTCGAACATCGCCAGGTTTGCATCCTGCGTGAAGTCCTCGCGGTAGTCGTTGTACCGGTAGCCGTTCAGCGTCATGCGCTGTGCCGCTGCTGCTGCGAGTCGGGCTATTCGGCCTTCCATGGCGGCCAGTACGGCGCTGATCCCTTCGAAGCCGTTCGCCTGTGCGTCGCGGATCAGGTCGAGGGTGAGGGTCTCGTTCATGGCTGTTTTCCTTCCGTCGATTGCTCTCGGACTTGAGAGAGCGAGTCGATTGCCTGGAAGGGGCTAGCCGTCGGCCGGAGTGCCTGTGACCTGGTTCACGCCCTGTTTTTGGCAAGGGGGTGCCTAGGTCAGAGATCAGGGAGACAGAGCGGACTAGCCCCTCAGTTGGGGTTCCGCTTGTCCGAAGGTCCGGCCGGATCCTTCGGCTTCGCTGGGCTTGAGTAGACGACTTTTCCTGTAGGTGGTCAAGGAGGTTCGTTCTTGAACTACCCAGTAGACCCCCGTCGCATGATCAAGGTTGCCCATCGAAGCGAAGGCGTGACCAGGTTCATCCCTTGGATTGACTGGAAGGGCATATGCCACGCACCCGGATGACCATCGAAACCGGGGCCGTGACCTACGGGCACTCAGCGCCAAAACCGATCGAAAAAAGTTGGAAGCCGGTCACTCCGGTTCACCTACAGTTTCCTGTATGTGACCTGAGAGCGACCGGCCTACCACGTAGAGTTACCCGTGGGTCATACCTCGGCGCCGTACAGGCTGCCCCAGCTACGCCTACCGATCTCAGCGTCAGCCTCAATGGGGACGCCGAACAGGTCGAAGGTCATGCACTCTTTGATCGACTCGGCGAACGCCCCGGCTTCAGCCTCTGGCACGGAGCACAGAACCTCATCGTGGATCGGCAGACGCATATAGGGCAGGAGTCCGCTTTCTTCCATGTTGATGAGGCTTTGTCCCAAACAGTCGCGTGCCACGCTCTGGCAGGCGTAGTTCACTACGGCGTACATGCGCTCTCTGTCGAGCGGAAGGCGTCGCCCAGTGACGGACAGGTGGACCATGCCGGTCTCATAGGCTTCGCGCTGCCAGCGATTCGACATGCGCTTGATCTCAGGGAACACGCGGTCGTACTCGGCGAACGTGCGCCTCATGTCTTCAGGGTCAGCGCCAGTCTGGCGGGCAACGCCCTTGTATCCCCCGCCGTAGACCTTGCCGAAGCCAGCGCCCTTGAACATCTTCCGGTCGGCCTTTGTGGCACCAGGACCCTTTACCAGCCGAGCCGTGTACATGTGGATATCGAACCCATTCGGGTATTCGTCCTTCGGGTACGAATCCGCGTGCTGAAACCCCCGCTTCATTTCCTTCACGTCTGCCAGCGCAGCGAGCACACGCATTTCAACAGCGCTGAAATCGGTGGAGATCATTACGTGGCCGGGCTCTGCCAGAAGGCAGCGGCGAATCATGGCGTCACCAGACGGGAGCGTTTGAAGCGCGGGCCGAGTCACAGACATGCGACCGGTACGCGCCTGCATGGAGTTGATGAACGGGTGAATGCGCCCCTCGGAGTCCATCGCTTCAAGGAAAGTGCCCGTGTAGGCAGATCGCCATTTCCCTGCCCGCTTGCTGCGCAGAATGGCTTCGGCCAGTGGATTCGGCTTGCGGGTGCCGAGCGGCTTTCCAGACTGGAAGTCAAGATCAGCGAAGCGGTGCAAGACCGCCTTATCCACCTTCAGCGCGCCACTGGCGGTCAGCTCGTCAGGCCCCCACTCCTCCCCCATGGCTGTCAGCGCTTGGCGTAGCTGTGCCGGAGCGTTGACGTTGGTCACGCCGTAGCGCTGGGCCTTCGCCTCGAACTCCGCTGCCTCTGTCGCCAGTTGGGTATCCAGCGCCTTTGTGTACGGCACGTCCAGCACCATGCCTGTTCGCTGCATGATGGCGCATATGCGTGCTATCTCGTGCTCGTAGGCGATCAGTGCGGGACGAACCTGAAGCTTCGCAAGCTCAGCGTCAAGGCACACGTCAAGGCGCGCTGTCAGCAGCACGTCCAGACCGGCATACAGGAGATACGTGGGGTGGTCCAGCGGAATGCCCGCCCAACCCGTAGCCTTCGTCAGCTTCAGCGAGCGGAAGACAGCCGTAAGGTCGCCTTGCGTGTCCGGGGCCGCAGGGTCCACGTAGTACGCACTCAGAGGCTTCAGGGCGGTACCCCTGCCGCCTTCCTGGGGCTGGCGCGGGTCAACCAGTCCAGCCTTTAGGCGCGTGTCGATGGTGCGCGGAGCCAGGTCCTCGATACTGACGCCAGCGCACCTGTCCAAAACGGCCCAGTCGAACGGCGCGTTGTGGATTTGGAAGCGCGAGTCTGTGAAGCGTGAACCGGAGCCAAGCGCCCACTTGGCCGTAGCTTCGAACATCCCGCCCCGCTCATACAGCAGCACCCACGCTTCGCACCGGTCGCCGAACTGGACCGTCCGCAGCCGATACCCAGGGGCGTAGATGTCGAGCCCCGTGGTTTCCGTGTCCAGCGCAATAGGCCCAGCGGCATTGGCGCGCTCAAACCAGACCTTGAATTCCTGCAAGTCTGCGTAGCTCTCGGGCACCTTCACCGTGACCGGTTCGCCAGCAATCCCGTACGGGTACACCTTCATGCGGCTGAGCCTCCCTGTGCAGCACAAAGGGGACCACCTACAGTTTCCTGTACGTGGTCCCCTTCTATGCGTGTTGTGTCAGTCCTGAGCGAAGATGCCCGGACCCGTTGCCTTCGGCCCTTCGTTAGCGAGTCGAATGCCCGCTAGCGCCATACCTTTACTGACCCGCTTCTTTTGGATTCCGCGCTCTTCCATCGCCTCATAGAAGACGTTCCGCGACCACACTTCTTTAGGCGGCAGCCCTTCGGCTTCACACCATGCCCGGTATTCGTGGTAGGCCTCAGAGCCCAGCATCGTTGCCCCGTCGGCCCTCTCCAACGTGCCCGGAAAGAATCCCGACAGCCGGTCGCTGGTTTCCTTGTACTCACGCGTTGCAGCGCTGATACATGCAGGGTCGGCCAGCCCCTTGGCGAACCATTCGACAGCTCCGCGCACAGCCCACGCGGCAATGCCCTGAGCTTCAGCCATGAGCTTCTTGTCTAGATCATGGTCACGCTCATGCGGCGCAAAGAACCGCTTGAAGGGGATCATCTTGACGCGTCGCCACAGGCCATCATCCTGACCCCTGAACTTTGGCTTATGGTTCGTCGCCAGCATCAGCAGGAACGAGGGTTTGAACTCGAAGAACTCTTGCCGGAGGAACCGCGCGGCGATCATGTCTTTTCCGGTGACCCGCTTGAGGACCGCCTCGCTCATGGGCTTGCCGCTCTCCCCTTCGGATGCCATGACCAATCGGCTGCCGCGAAGCGCTGCAATATCGTTGGGGATTCCGCCGCTAGCCCGGTCCTCGAAGGTGGCGAACGGCGTTGTCTTCGAAATGGTGCGGAAGACGTTCGACAGCGTATCGGTCAAGACCGACTTGCCGTTTGCGCCCTTGCCCCACAGCACAGCGAAACACTGCTCATCCGTGTAGCCGGTCACGCCGTACCCGCACAGCCGCTGAATGTACGGAACAAGCTCGGGGTCATCGGGGAAGATTTCCGTAAGGAAGTTCTCCCAGCGCGGGCAGGTCGCCGAAGGCTCGTAGTCGATATCCAGGCAGTACGTCAGCATGTCGCCTTTGGCGTGCGGGCGAAGCTTGCCGGAACGGAGTTCCACGGTGCCATTGCGGAAGCTCAGCAGGTCTGGCCGGTCATCGAAGTCGCCAGCCGCCACATACACAGACGGCACAGCTTTCAGCTCCGTCATCAGATCATCAATCCGTGACGTAGTCGCAAACGGCCTGGCCTCTTTGACCTTCCCAGCGAGCATGAGCGCAGCCGCCATACGGTGGATTTCCTGCCGCACCTTGACCTCAGACGGCTGCCAGACCTTGCCGCTCCACACGTAGAAGCCCAAGCCCTTTGCCCAGCGGATACGGCCATCACACCAAGCCACCAGCGCATGAGCGTTCATGGCGTCCGTGTCGCCGTAGCGCTCCAAGAGACCGGCCAGGATGCGCGCAGCCTCATTGCCCTGGTCACTCGACACGATATCGGCGCCCGTGGCTTCGCTGAGTTCCTCGGAGCGTTCCGCCCGAACAGTGTCAGCTAGCTTGGCCACCGGTCGCGCATGCTTTACAGCGCTATGCAGCAGTGACGGGAATGCCGCCGTAGTGTGCTCACGCCAGGCAGTAAGGTCCCCCGTTTTTCCGCTGTTGGCGATAGGCAGCGCATACACGGTGATTCCGAATGGCTTAAGGCCTTCGGCCAACTTTCGGTTGAAGTCCCGCCCGGCCTTGTCATTGTCGCCACAGGCGATGACCTGAGTACCGCGCAAGCCTTCGGCCAGCTCCGCCAATAGCTCCGGACTGCCCGCAAGGGCCGCACCGCGAACCATCACGACGTCATAACCAACGGCAACCGCTGTAAGGCCGTCTCCCGGCCCCTCAGTCACGAGCGTGACCCCGTAGCCACCCTGCCCGCGAAACACGCCGTACGGAGCCCAGCGGAAGCCCTGAGGGTTCATCAGGGATACCCAGCGCCCGGGGCACATTCCGCTGAGATCTCGCCCTTGCAACCCTCGGGCAACGCCCTGAAAGTCGTACAGCGGAACAGTCAGACGCGGGAACGCCGTGAAGCTACGTGACCGGTAGGGGAAGGACAGCTCTAGATCGGCGTAATCCTGCCCTACCCCAAGCTCATGCGCTGTATCTGCGTCCAGTCCGAAACGGGCCCGCGCGTATTCTTCTGCGCTAACGCCAGCATGCGCGCCAGTATCAAAGTAAGCGTCTCGCGTAGCGTCTACGTACTGGGCCAGCGCTGCCGTCTGCGCTATGCCGACCATCGCGGGGCGCTCCTTCGGTACCGTGGCCCCTTCACCTTCGGCGTTGAACAACATCCCCCACATTAGGCCAGCCGCCTTTAGCACGTCCGACGTGTCACAGCCTGCCCGACAGGTGAGCCGCACCTTGTTGTCATCTCCGCGCCAAATGCGAAGCGACGGGCGGGAGTCACCGTGCGCCGGACACAGCGCCAGATAACCCCCGTCCAGTTCCTCACTCACACCCTCGAAGCGCTCAAGTATGTCTATGAACAGCATTTCTTCCCCTTCTGCGCGCAGCTTCGAACTGGGGTGAGCGAGTCGATTGCCTGGCTACGCCTTAGCGTCCCTAAGCCACGCCCGCTCTTCCTTACGGCGTGCGATCCTGCGCCACAGTCGCTTATCCCGCTTACGGTCGTGGCACTGTCTACACGGACAGGCATTCCACTTGAGCGTCTTACTCTTCCGCAGCATCAGAACGGGTACCCCCCTCCCGGCAACGCCTCAGGGCCGAACGTCAGGGACCACTCAGCTAGGGTCTTGGCGCCCTTGCTCAGATTGCAGCGCTGACAGGCAGGCACGATGTTGTGCTCAGCGTCCGCCCCACCCTTGCTCAGCGGATGCACATGATCTAGGTGCGTGGCATGTGCTCCGCAGTAGGCACAGGAGTAGTTCCAGCGCGCCATGATCGCAGTACGTGAATAGGCCACATGTTCCACGCCGTAGGCTTCTGCGCGCCGCTTGTGTGTGAGCCTGTGTCGTTCATCAGGCGGCAGCGACCGGTAGTAGCCCTTGATGTGTTGCTGCTGCTTCTTGCGGCGGCAGGTGGCACACGCAGAGCTGGGCTTCTTGGCTTTCCCTGCTAGGAACTCTTCGACGGGCTTCCCCCGCCCGCATAGTCGGCAGACTTTCACAGCCCCCACCTTCGGCGAACTTCGGCGCCCCGCGTCACAGCCTGAGCTATCGCGTCGGCATAGCGGGGCCAATCCTGGCGGGCTTCCACGTTGGCGTGTAGCCAGATGGTGTCACCCTGACCCATGGTCCGCACGCCCCCAATAGCCGGAGCATGGGCGCACGTTATGCGACATTCCATCCCTTCCCCTAACCCACCTACAGTTTCCTGTAGGTGGCTACTGCGGTGGCATCTTCATCAGGCCATCGATGAGGATTTTTGTCAGCTCGAAGGCCTCAGCGTGGTCGAACCCGGCAGCGATATACGCCTCATAGAACTCGCGCACTAGCGCTGCATGCCTTCGAGCCTCAGAGAACATGTCAAACACGGGCTGCGCTCCCTTCGGGTGCCGGAGCAAAGCCGGGGGTGATGAGCCGCACATGCTCCGCCGTAATCCACTGGGCAGCACCCTTACGACGCTTGGCAAAGCCGGACTCAACGCCGGTCGGCTGGACCTTTAGGACGGGAATCAGCACCGCCCCTACGCACTCAACCTGGGCCATCTTCGCTGTCACTTCCAGCACAACGGCGTCAGCGAGACGGACCCGGTTCCCTTGGCGTGCCGCGTAGGACACAAGGTCACCCGCGTAGAGTTCCTCTCCTGCATAGTCTGTGACTACTCCGCGCTTAGCCATTGGACAAGTCCTCTCGAAGCTGCGCCAGTGCCGCGCAGTCCGCTTCGTCGTTGTACTCGCCGTAGGTGTTCATTACCCTCAGCGCCCTGATGATGATGTCCAGCTCGCTGCCGGTAACCTCAAGGCATACCGTGCTGGGCGTCAGCTTCGCCATTAGATGCGCTCCCATCCGGTGCCCTCGTCGGCCAGCTTGAAAGACCAACTAGCGTGCACAAAGAGGGAGGCGGGGTTATTCGTCGTAAAGCCACTGTGGCCGACCGTGGTGACCTTAAGCACGTCCCCCGCCGACACCGCCGCATCGCCCAGACCTCTCTTCAAGATGCGAATGCTGTCACCAACGGCAAGGGGTGCGACCTCGGGCGGCATGGCATCAAGCGCAGCGAGTACCGCGTCAGCCTTCCTGAAGAGCTTGCACTTTCCCTCAATCGACAGGCTGAGCCAGCCATATGGACGTTCCACGCTGCATATCGCCCGCGCAACTACCTCCCGCCGACTCAGCGCCACCGACAGCTCGCCTTCCTTGACCAGCGAAACATTCTCGTCAGCCTTGCGGATCAGGTAACGGTCAGCGCCCGGCGACGCATGCGGACCGCTGATGATGGTGGCAGGCACCGACATGCCCTTGTATGAAACCTTCTGCCCCTCAGTGAAAGTCATCTCTCTCCCTGCTTCGCGCTTCGCGGCTTGCTCTTCTACTGCCTCAAGCCCCGAACCTGCGCAAGGCGCAAGCCGGGGCACAAGGTCAGCTCTTCCAGAGTCCAGACTCATCGTCCTCGAAGGGAAGCGGGTCGGCAGAAGGCTCCGCCTCACGCTCATCGTGCTCCACGGACAGAATGGCCACGTCCGCCACCACGTTCAGGCGGTCCGCCACCACGTTCTTCGCTGTCACACCCTCAAGATGCCGGACAGCATCACGGGCCTGAGCGGTACCGCCAGCGATAACCAGCGCGCTCACAAACTCGCCAGGCTTAATGTCGCGGATATCAGCGCGGGAAACCTCATACAGTGCCATTGCTACTCTCTCCTTCGTTCTACGAATATTCGGTGTCGCCGATAGGCTCAGGGTCGATAGTCAGGAAGCCTCGCCGAGAGCGCTCACTGAGCACCAACAGGCGGTAGTACGGATGGAACGTCCACAGGGGGCGCCGGATATATTCATCCGGCTTGCCCCGGAGAACGCGCACGGTGTGCTTGCGCTGCGTTTGGTTCAGGGCCATAGCGCAGCCCTAGCGCTCTTCGCCGATGGCATCGTTGTACGAACCGAGAACCGTGATGACGGGCTTGTGGTACGACACCTTGCCGTACTTCTCAGACGTGTATTCCACTAGCACAAGCTCAAGGCGGCAGAGCGCTTCCCCATCAACCTGATCAAGGTCGTTCTTCACCTCGTAGATAACCTCAGCCAGCGTCCACGCCGTTGCGATCATCTTGCCCACACCAAGCTCGTAGCCGTGGCCAGCAAGCCGGAAAGTGACGTTGATAGACGGAGACGGACCACGCTTGCGCTTCGCAAGATCCTTCCGCTCAGACATGAGCGACGGGCAGCCACACGGCTCACCCTTGTCATCGGGCAGAAGGGAGAATTCGCCATCGCACTCATGCATGGGACCAACCGGGCCCCAGAGAATCAGCTTGTCCTCAATGGCCTTGCTGCCGTCGATGACTATTTCAACCGCGCTTGCCTCAGTGAGAACGTGAAGGTTGAGTTCCTTCGTCGCGTCGTACTCTTCAGTGGTGCCGCCGTACAGCTCCGCAATGCTTTCGGCAATCGCCATGTCGTCAGTCATTACACGCCATGCCGACAGGCTGAGCGGCTTTGCCTTCTTCGTCTTCGGGTCAAAAACCTGCATGCCGGACCGGAACTGGAAGGCCGGACGCTCAAACTGCGGCTTTGCCTCCCGTTGCTGCGGCTTAGCGTCAGGGTCGGTCTCGAAAATGCGAAGTCCAGCCATGTGCACATCCTCTGCTCTGTGTCGTTGTCAGGAGACGGAGCAGGGCGCTTGCCAGCCGCTCCGTCTCCCTCCCTCGAACTTGGTCTAGAGAGTCGATTGCCTGCCTACGCTTCGCGCTTCCAGACGATCGCAGCGGACTCAATGTGACCGGTCACGGTGGTGCCTTCGTGCCATCCCCAGCGCGTCAGACCGCTCGTTACCTGGCCCTTCGCGGGGCCCGGAGTGTCGTACGGTCCGTAGTGCAGCGTGGTGGCCTCGCCGCTCGCGTGGGTCACCACCAGCACAGCGCGATAGATGCGGGCGCTGTTTGCGGTGCTTCGCGCCATGGCTACGCCTCCCACTTACCAGCGTCTTGGTTGTCTAGCGTGACCTTGCTGACGGTGCGCGATGCGCTGTGGTAGATACAGACACCTTCGGGCGTTGGCCAGCCGTAGGCCGCCACAGAGCCGTAGCTACTCAGCGTCTGAAGCGATTCCTTGATGGCGTCCGTGTCGTTCGGGCCCCGGTACAGGGTCACCACGGGATCAACCCACACAGGCCCAACAAACGCGCATGTGTGGGCATAGCGGTCAACGTTGAACAGCGAGAACCGGCGCTCTTCAAGGCCGTATCCGCGCTGAATTCCCTGCCCCCACCATTCGCCGTAATGCAGCCCGGTACCCAGAAGGCGAACCAGCTCGCGCGCGTTCTCGTACACCCATGCAGCAAACCCAAAGTTGTCGCTGGCCTGTCCGGGCCAGATCAGGCGCTTCCTGCTCTGCGCTGTGATCACATAGCGAGTGCCGTCTACGACCAGCGAATGAGCCTCAAGAGGGTAGTCCTCCCAACCGGCGGTCAGCTCGCTGATGTGAATGGCAGCGTTGGTGCCGTCGATTTTCTCCGTGACGATGATGTCCCGGAACAGGCGCGTCGTCTTGGGCCACGCCACAAACTCATGCATGCGCACTCCCTGGTTTGTGTGTCTTCGAACCAGGTCTAGGGAGTCGATTGCCAGGCTGCGCCGTACAGCAAAAAGCCCCCGGCATCCCGTCAGGGACACCAGGGGCTCAATGGGCTAGCTACACGTCAGCGTTACGCGCAGCGCGGACCGTCGCCGGAAATACCAGAAGGTACACCAGCGCCACCAGCCAGCCTGACGCATCGTACGACAGCGCCGGAATCTCCGGAGCACAGGAGTGCAGCGCACCAGCACACAGCATGACCAGCCATATATTAAAGGCGGTCACCAGCGCCACAGCCACCAGCACGCCGAAGGCCGTTGCAGTGTCGTTCAGGTCGGGTCCCTTAGCCATTGTCTCCCCTATCGTCGGTGCCTTCGACCCTGTGTTAGTGAGTCGATTGCCTAGGCACGGCGCTGGGTTCCCGTCACGGTACGGGCGCTGGAAGCCACAGGGGCGCCAAGCACGGTCTTAGCTACGCTGTGCTCCCAGTCGAAGGTCTCGCGCAGGTAAAGGAAGTGGGCGAAAACCTTGGGGCCGATATCCACAGGGATGAAGTCCCATGACGTGTCCGTAATGTGCAGTACATATCCGGCGTCGTAAGACGGCATGGGCTCTTCGGTACCGTCTGGCGCGATCACCTTGTCGGCGTTGGCGTACGCAGCGATCTGAAGCGCTACCGATGGCCACGCGGACTTGGATGTCTTCCAGTCCCCCATGACGCGCTGGCGGGTCCCTGAACGGTCCGGGGTGGGCTTTCCTTCGTCATCGAGCCACACGTGCATGTCAACGTCGAAAGAGCCTGAGTAGCGGTGCGTGTCCGACCATGCCACATGCTCAGCGCGGATAAGCTCAGGATTCACAGCGGCCAGGAATTCGGCGAAATGGCGCCGGTATGGCTCTAGGTCCGGGTGCACACGGCTGATGGCCTCGCCCCTGATCATGCGCTCAAACAGGTCGTGGGCGCCGGAGCCAATGTCGGAGCGCCGCTTTGTGTGCCTGTAGGCAGCGCCAGCAAGCCACTTCTTAGCGCCCTCCCTGTCCCGATCAGCCATGCGCTGCACATAGTCGATGGAGTCGAGCGCCAGATCAGCGGCCATGTTGGCATACCAGCGCTGAAGAAACTTCTTGGGCAACATGTCAACGATGCTGGTCACACTCGGGTACTTCGTATCGGGCGCCTCTTCACGGTAGTAGTACCGAGTCGCGCCCTTCGTGGTCTTGACAGCCACTGGGTCCCCTTCCGAAGGATCTCGGACTGGATCTAGTGAGTGGACTGCCCAGTGTAGAAATGTAGTTTTAGGGGGTGGTTCTGTATTCCCTATAGAAACCCTTAGTGATTACTGGGATGGGGGTCAAAACTACACTTCTACACTCTTGGCTGGTCAGAGGCTTGTGTGGCTTCGCCCGCTGTGTAGAAGCGCTGTGCGGCCGTCTGCGGGCACAGAAAGGCCCCGCCCGACCACAGGGGCCAGACGGGGCTAGAAGACGCTCTCAGGGGCGCTCAGGCAGCTTGAGGAGGTCCCCTTCCGGGCGGAGCGCGTCGGGTAGCTCCTTGAACGCACGCGTCAACATCGCCCTTAGTTGGTCAGCTTGGCGCGCCTCTTCGCTGTCCGGCTCATCGAGCTGCATCACTTTTAGCCCGGTCAGTGCCACGCGCAGCCCCTCGGCCACGTACGGAACCAGGCGCGCCGGAATGGTCACATCTTCGTTGCTCATGCCGTCTCCCCTAGTGTGTCGATTGCCTGAGCGCTGCTCGCTGGTCAGACGATTCGTACGGTTGCCGGGAGCCCTTCCAGCGACAGCGCGTCAATCACTGACGGCAGGTGGGCTCGGCAGGTACGCCGGGGGCTGGTCGGGTTCCATTTCGGGCCCGTGATCTCGTATCTGACTGCACCGTCACACTCTGAGGTCCGCAGCCAACACGGCGTACCGTCAGTCACTACAAGGCCATCGCTTACGACCGCAAGCAGAAATGCACCGAAGTGTTGGGCGTATAGCGCTGAGTCATAGATGCGCTTCCACGTCTTAGCTGACATACCGTCACCTATCCTAGTGGGACAGGCGAAGCCCCGGACCGCCCCGGGGCTTCGCATCTGGCTCTTAGAGCGTGGCTGCGATCAGTTCCTTCATCTTGGCGAACAGCGGTTCCAGCCTCTCCCGCTGAGCTTTCTTGACATCCTCAGACGCCGACTCGATGGTTTCCCGCTTAGTCAGCTTCTCCACCTTCTTGAACTCGCTCTCAAGAAGGTCAACAACGCTCGTGAGAGCATCGTCCGGGTTGGCTGCCGCCTCTAGCTGTGCTGCCCCCGTCTGCTCCAGAATGCTGGGCTCATACGCCGCGATTGCCTTGTACTTCTCCGGCAGACCTTCGACACCCTTGCGCTTGATGTGGTACTCGATGGCGTCGATTTCAGTCTGTCCCACCAGGCTCGTGCCGTAGGCGTCAGCCACCCAGCGAGAGACGGGAACATCCTTAGGCTTGTCCTTGAGCACGTCAGCGAACACCTCGCGCGCTTCGGCAGCTTCTTCGGTGTCGTCGTCCAGGCTGCGCAGGAACTGGGCGCGGACGTTGGAGCGCTGGGTTTGGATGGACCGGCTGAACTTTGCTACCGCCTGCACTACCTCGTACTCGGACAGGCCTTGCTCCTTCGCCAGCGCCTGACCGATTTTATCATTCAGTGCCTTCGAGGACTTCTTGGCTTGGTCGCTGTCGCCCATAAGGTCCGGGAACTTTTTCTTGTTTTCCATGCGCAGCCACATGTCCAGGCCGATCTTTGCGAGTTCCCTCGCTGTGTCCACTGCCTTGAGGTGAAGCCGGACACCCTCGACTGCCTTTTCGACACCCATGTCGATCAGCTCCGGAACGCCCGGAATCTGATCGTAGGTGACTACGGGGGCTACTTCGGCCTTCGGCTTCTCCTGCACAGTGGCAGCGGCCCTGAAAGCCTCGCGCTTTTCCGTCTTGACCTTGATGCTGCCCTTTCCGCTGAGAGAAGAGATCAGCGTCTCGGTCTCGCCTTCCAGTTCCTTGAGCCCTTCGACGTTCTCAGCCTCAGCCAGCGAAGAGGCGCGCTCGATGTTGGCGTCAATCTGCTCAAGCACTGCCTTTCCTTCGTCGGTGCTGACATCGTTGGATTTCATCTCTGCCATGATCTCTCCTTCTTCGGCGTTACTGTCTGACGTGATGTTAGCAGATTCAGCGGCAAGCATGGCTTCGGCAGCCCTTTCGCACGTCTTGCACAACTTCCGGCTACCGGCGCGGGCAGCTTCAAGCGCCTCCCCCACAGTGTCGAAGGACTGGCCGCCAGCAAAGCGGTACCGGGTCAAGCTGCCGCACGCGTTCTCAGCGTAGTAGGCGACCTCTCCCGTTGCGCTGATCTGCTCTTCGGTCTGGTCGGTGGCTGCGGTACGGATGTCCAGGCCATCAAGGTGATTGGTGGTCCGGTTGTACTTGATGGTGATGGGCATGCGCTCCGCACTCTCTGTGGTGGCCTGATCCTCGGCGGCCAGCTTTGCAGCACGACGCTCCGCGTAGGTCAGACACGTCTTACAGGTCAGGGGCGCGTCGATGGTGCGAAACGTGGTGACCATCTGGTTCATGCCGCCCCCACGGCACAGCGGGTACGCGTGGTCTTCGGGCATGCCCGGCATTGCGCTGTGCACCTTGCCGCCGTTGTAGCTGACTACGTTCACTGTGCCGCCCCTTCACTGCCGTACCGACAAGTCACAGACTAGCGGATGATCATGGTGCCTGTCCACCTACAGTTTCCTGTATGTGGTCCGGAACGCAAAAAAGCCCCCAGTCCGAAGACCAGGGGGCAGGGTCTAGCGCGTCGTGACCAGGGCATCTACCGCAGCATGTAGGTCGAAGATCGAAGTTTCGTTACCGAGGATCGCGTCAGCGCGGAAGCCGTCTAGCGCTGTCTCACTCGCATGGGCACCCGCGCCAGCACCATGGCGCCGAATCTCGACCATGAGGAACCCACGCTTGCGCAGCGCTTCAGCTTCGTTCGGGTACCGGCAGTCAGTCACGACCACGGGCATGTTCCAGGTGTCGGCTGCGTCCAGGCTTCGCCGCGCGATGTTCAGCCAGAAGTCTTCATCGAGATACCGCACGCTGGCGCCTAGCCGCTGAAGAACCTGGCGAACCTCTGGGTACTCATCCTTGGCGCGCTCCCAACCCCATTCGTCCACCAGCTCTGAAAGCCGACGGCACATGGCGGGGCCGTTAGGGGCAGCACCAGCATCAATCCACGGGTCCACGCTCAGCGCCATGCCTTTAAGCGGATCGGCGAACGCGACGCGGGTAAACGCCCAGTTAGCGACCAGTCGCGCTGCCGCTGTGTCTTTGCCGCTACGTGCCTTGCCGATGAATGCGATATTCCGGTACATGACTCGCTCCCTTAATCAGACCTACCACTAAGGGAGCGAGTCGATTGCCTACTTCATGAGAAAGGGCACAGCAATGCCGATCACTGCACCCAGCGTGGCAGCGATACCCGACGCACGCCATACACGCTGCTCTACGGCGCTCAGGCGCGCGTCCATGCGCTCTAGCTCATCTTGTGTGTCATCGTGCGCTAGGCGCTCTTCTAGGCGTACTACAGCGTCTGACAGTCGCCGTAGTTCTTGGTAGATTTCGGTCGCTGAAACCCAAGCTCCGCCTTCGTCAGGCGGCGCCATTACCCAGCAACCGGCTTGTCAGCCTCAGGGGCGCTCGGCGCAGAGCCATTCACAGTCGCTAGAGCAGTCAGCGCGGACAGCAGTGCGGCCGAGCCAGCAACCGCAACCGCCTGAGTCCACGACTGGTGAACGATGTTGGCGCCATCCAGGCCCAGTGCGCCGATAAGCGCCTGAGCAAAAGTGCGAGTCACACGGACAGCGGAATCGCGAATGAATTCCTTAGTCATGGTGGTCCTTTCTAGGCCTTGACGGTGAAGCCGTGAGCGTTTCCCAGCTTCGTCAGGGAGGTCATACCGGGAATGCCGTCTGCGTCCGCACCGCTGAAACCCAACTTGCGCTGGTACTCGGCGTAGGCGGTCACAGTCGAAGATCCGTAAGAGCCGTCAGAGGCATACGCGGCCGATAGAAAACCCTCAGCGTGTAGCGCAGCCTCAACGGGCCGGACGTCGCTCGGGTAGGTCTGGTGACCCTGAGAGGCCCCGGGATCGGTCTTGGCGGCAGCCACTACGTGAGACAGGGAAACCGTCGGCTTGGACGGGGCAGGAACCGGCGAAGAACCGGAACCCTTGCCACCGTATGCCGGATCGGCCGAAACGATGCCCTCAGCGAATCGCGGGTACCCATAGCCGTACACGTAGGCGTCCCGGCGAGTACGCGTCTGGCGGTAAACCCCGTCGCCCTGAGCGCTGCCGTTGTCGTTGGTGTTGCCCTCAACGGTGTGAATGTACGTGTCATCGAAAGACACGACGAGACCGGTGTGAGAGCCACCACCCGGCCCGTAGAAAACCTGAGCGCCTACGGCAGGATATTCGCTGAAACGACCGATGGAGCGGAACCAGTCGACACCAGCGCTGCACGATGCAGTACGCGGGTACAGCGCAGCATTGCCGGACACCATGGCCAGCCAAGACATGAAAGTCGCGCACCAGGCTTCGCCATCGGACCACGCTAGGCCGGGCACGTTCTCGGAATACTTCTGAATGTTGTTCCAGTTGCCGTCAGCGTCGCGGCCTTCGTGATAGCCGACTTCGTTTTCAGCGGAACTGATGATACTTGCTGCACCCGACATGGGCATCTCCTAATTACTTGGCGCCGAGGTTTGAAACCACACCGACCTGAAAGGGCGTGCAGTCACACTTGGGCAGATTCGCTAGATTCGGGGCAGTGCACGGCGCCTGATGACGTAGTGCGGCAATGTCCATCGAGATCTCGTGGTCGCCACAGGCGTACACAGGGACCGTGCTCGTAGGGTCAACGGAATCAACCCTTGTCCACTGAAGCTGAGCAGTCTTGGGGCAGATGGCGCAGATAGCCAACGGGATTCCTTACGGGTGGACGAACTTGACAGAGAGGGTGCACCAGGGTCCGCCGTTGGCCGTTGAAGTGGCAGCGCTGGCGAGCACATACGTTTCTACATAATCGCCGACATTCAGCTGAACCATGGTGGGCGGAGTACTGATGCCATTGAAGTGGCTCGACATGGGCGGGGTTTCGATCTCGCTGCCCGGGATAGTCGTTGACCCGTTCTTGCCTATGTAGGCAGCGAACAAGTTTCCCGTGGTTGATGTCAGCGAGGCTCCGCCGATCACTTCGTAAACCCCGGCCACCTGAGCCACATAGCGAGACGTGTTGGTCACCGTGGAATGACCGCCATAGCTGTCAATGACTTCAGTATCCATGCCGATGGCGGTGAACACACCCGCCGATAGCGCTATGGTCGCAGTCGAGTATCCGAAGAAAACGGGAGGGTTCAGAACGAAGCCGATCGCGTCCCGAACCTGAGCGTTCCACAGTGCGGATGTGAGGAAATTGCCGGGCGCCGCAGTAGTGGGCACCGGGATGGGCAGGTTGGTCAAGGGGTCTCCCAAGGGACCACCTACAGTTTCCTGTAGGTGGTCCGGTCTAGTACGAGAAAGCCACGCTGTCGAAGGTCGCTAGAGTGTCGAAGGCAGCCGGGTTCGTGGTCCCCGCCGGGAGTGCTTCACAGATCACGTCGTTGGCCGTGTGAGCTTTAGTGGTCGCCCCCGTCAGGGTGATGACTGCGCTAGTCCAGCCTGGCGACGTCGCACCGACAGACAGAACGGTGACGGTTTCCTGATTCGCGGAACCTTGACCTAGCACTAGCTGAGTACCCGCCGGAATCTGCGAAGCAAGCGGATTAACCGTGTCTTGAGACGCATTGACCGTGATCGCGCTGACGCCGGATGCAACCGTGGTTTTCAGCGTGGTGTGCCAGGCAGCGAACTCGCCGTAAGGCTGAGGATCAATCGGCGAGCATTGCAGCGTGACGAAGGCTTCGCCCTTGTCGTCTACAGACCATGCGATCTGCTCTACGAACGCATCAATTTGAATGGCCGGAGCCCCCATGGGACGCCGCATGATGCGTACGCGGGTGCCAAGTTCCAGCCCCAAACACACAGGCCACAGCGCTGGATTAGCCGACGGGTGCAACTTCAGCGTAGATACGCGGGAAAGCGGATTCTTGTAGCGGCTCACCAGGTAGTTTGCTGCGTCAAGGCATTCCAGCGCAGAAGTCGCGTTCACGTCCCGCTGCATCGTGCGCGGAAAGTAGTTCGTCTGCGAAGTCGAGTCAGCAGCGGTGAAAACCTGACTCGTAGACGTCTGCGTGACTTGAACGATGTTCGCCAGATGGGTCGGGTCGAAGTCCAGTTCCGCTTGCTCGTAAGGGAACTCCCCCGCTGCCTCATTCTCGCCGAATGTATAAACGGCGCTGGTAGCGTTGTAACGGGAGCCCCTTGACCTAAAGGTGACAATGCCCTGACGATCTACGTAGTGCGCGCCATTTTCCGTGATGACAATATCGGCAAGGGCGCTCAGCGCATCCTGCCCGGAAGTCACCATGGGGCCCATACTGCGGGTGACACCCGTCTGAATACTCGACGGACCGGTGTACCCAGCGTAGGTCAGAATGCGCGCATACCGCTGATCTGTAGAGTCACCAGCGAAAGAGCTTTTCCACGCGCTGTAGATGGCAGTGAAATCGGTGGGACCGAGCGCCGTGGGGAATTCCATCGCATAGCTGATGTCACCCTGGAAATTCCAAACACTCCCGTTCCCGGTGGTGATATCGACCCAGTTGCCGAGCGCGTCAGACTGACATGCGGTGGGATTGCTGGCGCTGGCACTCCCCCAGTGGGTTGTCACATTGTCGATAGAGACCCAAAGGTCACCTGTATTGGTGTTCATCGACACGCCCGCCAGGTGCCAATTTCCGTCACCTACGGTAATAGCACCAGAACCGTTGGTCGGTTGCAGCGAAACGGTGTTATTGGTGGGCCCACCCATCGCTAGATAGAATTTACCCGCAGTATCGATGGCAAACCACAGCTGTGAGCCGGAAGGCAGACCTCCCGACCGCTGCCTGTCCATGGTGGACCAAATGACAGCGCGGTCAGTGGGTAGCGGGCCCGTATAGCGGAACGCGACCATTCGCGTCCACGTATTCGCAGTCTTGGGGCCCATAATGCCCACGTCAGACAGCGAGATGAATGATGCCGGTCCCGGAACTGGGGTTCCCGGATTGGAGTTCGCTATCGTCACTACTGTGGAAGCGGAGCCCGTATATGTGCCGCCGGTCGTGGCCGAAGTGATCTGGCTACCAGAGGTGAGAGTGCCCGGCCCGTACTTCGAGTGCGATACGGGGGCAGCCGGATTGTTGCCTGTGACATCCGCGAAGCTCTCTACGTCGGACGGGTCCCCCAGCGTGTAAAGGAACGTCGGGTTGCGCCGGTAGATCTCTTCGGTTAGCGGATCGCGCAGAAGTCGCTGAGAAAGAAGCGCAAATGCGTCTACGCCAGTCGGATCAACAAGGCCCATGGTCGAATCCAGCGCCCACGACTGAGGCCAGCGCTCGATATACCCGGAATACATGGGGTACCACGTGCCCGGCGATACAAAGGCAGTTGGCGTGGCCGACACTTCGAGCTGCCAGCCATCGACCTGAACCGTACATGCAGCGCCCGGCGAAGTCGCAATGGCTATACCCACATCCATGCCGTACGGATTAGTGGGGGCCGTGCCGGTTACTGTGAGGGTGGTCCAGCCCGTGGCAGTGGATGAGCCAGTCAATGTGACGTTAGACCCATAGACATACGTGGTCGGCGGAACAGGCGGCGGGGGCCCGTACCATCCAAGGAACGGCTTCACAACAAGGCTCGTCGCGTCCGTAATGTTCCGGATGTGAATCGTCAGGCTGTACGTGACGCCCGGGGCTACGGCAGGCTGCGGCGTATGGCAGATGCGGTTGCCGACACCCTGACCTGATGCCACAGCAAATTGGAATACATTCGCCCCGCTGAATGCGCTGGCGCTAGCAACGATCTGCCCGCTAGTAGCGTCAGTGTCCGTGTAGACATCGCGCCCAACACTGCCGCCGCTGATAGCACCTACAGCGGAGCCGTCCCCGCCATTAGCTATGAATGGGTCCAGAATGTTCGCCGTGGGTGGCCACTGAGCACGAACACGAAGCGGCTGGTAGGGCCAGATGTTGCCAGCCCACGGGCCAGAAGTGTTGTTGGGGTCAAGTGCCCCATCCGAGTTAGTCAGCGAAGCCCTAATGGTCCCCGACTGAACTAGGTCTAGCTCGTACTGCCGTCCCCGCTGGGTGCCCACAGTGCCGTAGCTGCGCTTCGTGATATCCACATACCGATCAATGGGTGACTGACCAGCGTTGCAGTTCCACAGCGCGCCCCATCCGTACTCCATTTGGGGGAAGTTCAGATTCAGCCCCATGTGCACCTACCCCTCAGAAGGGGACCACCTACAGTTTCCTGTAGGTGGTCCCGTACTAGCGCTTGAACTTTGCCCATGTGGTTGAGTTGCGGGACCCTAGGCGGAGCATCTCCCGCTGGAACAGGTCGCGTAGATCCTGCTCAGCCATCACAGAGCCCTCGACGTGGACGTTGACCACGGTCGTAGAACCGCCGTTGCCAGAGGTGCCCATACCGAGACTCACAGAGCCGCCATCCATGGACAGCCCACCCAGCGAAGCGCCTGTGGCGGCACTGACAGCCTGACTGACAACGTGTGCCGAGCCCTTGATGCCCTCAGCGATACCGTGCGGGATCCAGTGGCCGACTTCCTGCGCGAAAACCCGCGAAGGCGAATTGATGCCAAGGAAGCTCTTTGCGTTACTCAGCGCATTACTGGCGAGGTTCTTCAACGAGTCGAACAGCCAACTAGCGCCGTTTTCCACGCCGTGAACAATGCCCTCAACGATAGAAGATCCGATGCTCTCGAACCAGCTACCCACGCTCTTGACGGCATTCAGCGCCCCGTGCAGACCGTTGGAAATGGCGTCCTTGATCTGCCCGACTACACGCGTTATGGCGTGCCAGGCACTTTCGATGGGCTGAACCATGTATTCCTTGATCAGACCCCATATGAACGACGCCGCCGAACTGATTCCGTGCCAGGCTTTGGAAAGCCACGGGGAGATCATGTTCCATCCGGCCTTAATGACCGACCAGACTTCTTGCAGCGGCTGAATAATGACGACCTTGATGGCGCCCCACGCCGCTGAAGCAATTGACTGAATGACGCCCCAGGTTGCCGACAGGAACGACTTTATTGCGCCCCACACCGAACTCGCTGTTTTCATAATCGCGTCGTGAGACGTGTGCCACACGTGGATAAGTAGCGCGACGAATGGCATGAAAATCACGAGCAGTAGCGGCCACCACTTTTTGAAAAATCCGCTTATGCCATTCCAGACAGCGGACGTGATATTCGCTACGTAGTGCCAGCCGGTCACCAGCGGATCAGCCACCGCATGCCAGGCTGAGGAGAAGAACGAAGCAACAGCATGCCAGGCAGTCACTACCGCGCTGGATATTGCGTGCCACGCGCTCTCGGTCACGCCGACCAGCCAATGCCAGGCGACGCCCAAACCGTTGACCACTGAGTGCCAGACGCTGCCGAGCCAGGAAGCTACATCCTGCCAGTGCGTGATCAGCAGAACCAGTGCGGCGACAACGGCGATGATGCCGACCACGATCCACGTGAGCGGGTTGGCAAGAAGCGATGCGTCGAAATCCCATGATGCCGCAGCAGCAATGCCCATGCCTATGGCAACAGCGCCTAGTGCACCTACGAATAGCAGCAGCGCCGTATGGTTTCTCGCTGCCACTTCGGCGATTTTGGCAAACGCGCCCATGAGCTTTGTGGCCACGGGCAAAAGCTGTAGACCGATCTGAATGCCGAGCGCTTGCATAGAGCCCTTGGCCTCAGCTAGTCGCTGGTTGAACGTCTTCTGAACCTCGGCCCAGCCTTCGACGTTTTTTCCACCAGCCGCGACGTGCTGGCTAATTCCCTTGACGTTGCTCTGGAACGTCTGCATATGTGAGCCAGTAAGCTCTAGCGCGCCCATCATGGACTTCGTGCCGCCCACCATCGTCGCCAAAGCTCCGATGTAGGTTTTCTGCGACCCGCTCAGTTTGTTGAGCTGCCCGTTGAAATCCTTCGAATTCGACGCGGCCTTTTGCAGAGTCTGAATCAGGACCGTGCCGCTGGGGCCCATGTGCTGCGTAATGGCGGTGGTCAGCTCGTTCAGCGTGTAGGCGAGACCATGGGAACCAAGATCCTGCGCCACCTGAACGGCGTTTAGGCCGAGCCCCTTCATGGTGGTGGCCGCTTTTGCCGTCGGGTTGGAAAGCTGCCCGATCGTCTGCCGCAGATACGTAGCGGCCACATCTGCGCTGGTGCCCTGAGCGGTCATCGTGGCCATTGCGCCGAGAACCTCGTTAAGGCCCACATGCGCAGCCGCAGCAACCGGCAGAATGGACGCCATGGAACCTGCTAGGGCTTCCATGTTGGTCTTGCCTTCGGCTTCAGTGGCAACCAGCGCGTTCATGACCGGCACAGAGTCTGAGGCGCTCATCTTGTAAGCATTCAGCGCAGTCGTTACAGCGTCGGTCACTGTGCCCAGCTCAGCGGCACCAACCTTCGCGCCCATGGCTGAGGTCTTCAGGACCGTGAGCGCGTCGGCCCCGTGATAACCGGCAGACTCGACCGTGTACAGGCCCGTGGTCAGTTGCTGCGTCGATTGGCCGACCTCGCCAGCCATATTCAGCACACCATTCGAAACCATCTTCATGTTTGAAGCGGCTTCACCTGCACCGGTCTGCACGCGGGTCATGGCAGTCTGGAAATCACCCGCCATGTGAATGGTCTTGACTGCTGTGAAAGCCGCTGCCACACCAATGCCCAGAAGGGCCGCCTTAGAGACAGCGCCAAGCCGAGCCATGTTACCGGCCCCTTGAGCCTCTACCTCGGCTAGCTCAGTTCTGACACCCTTAGCCGTAGCCGAAAAGCCGGTCTTGCGGCCAAGGAATTCCACTATGACCGGGGGCAACGTGCCCATAGCTACCCCCTACTTTGTTGTTTTTGTTGCCTTCGCGTATGCGGCTTCCCACACGGCAGGCATTTTGGGCTCAGCCGACTTCACACCCGGTTTGAAGTACGGGTACTTTCCTTCGAGCTTAGATTTGTAGATATTGACTATCTTGCCGTTCTTGCTGCCCACAAAAACGATTGCGGAATACGTGCCAAAGCCCTTCCTGCGGGGGCGCCTACTCCCCTTAACCGCCCCACCTAGCGTGCCGGTAAACCGCCCGGGTCCACCAGAGCGGGTGATGTGCGACTTGCCACCGCCCGTGTCAAAGGGCTTTACAAACTTCCAGCGCAGTCCCTGCCCACGGTGAGACCAACGGGGACGACCACGGAGACGAGACCGGACACGGGCAGCGGTAAGCGACTGGACTTTCTTCAGGGCCGCAATGGTGGCCGCATCTGCCCGAGCATCCATAGCCGCTAGCTCAAGCTGTGCAGCCTTAGCGCCTTCTATTAGGGCGCTGACTCCATCATCCATTCGCGGCCCTTTCTTCAGCACTCCGCCGGGCACGCGCCACCGCATCATCTACTGCCAGTAGCCAATCGAGCGTAACGGCCGATTCGCTGTCCAGCTCAGACGGGCGACAGCGCATGAGAGTGCACAGTCGCCACGTCCGATATTCCTCTAGGGGCAGCGCGTCCGGCTTGAACTCAAAGCTTCCCTCTAGTGCCTGGCTTAGGCGCCAGAGGGAGCGGTAGGGGAATCAGGCTCCGCCGAGACCTCAAAATCCGGCAATAGCTGGTGCAGGTACGGGGAGCATTCCTTGCGGAGCGCGTCAAGGTCGGCACCAGGGACATCCTGAACGGCATCCATGGAAACGGCGAAGCCGAAGGACCAACCGGCGACCATCGCGACTACAAGGGAGTCGTTCAGCTCCTCTAGCAGATCAAAGGCGTCGCCCATACCCGCAGCAATTCGCATCTGAGCATCAGGAGTCAGCTCGCCTCCCTCGGCCTTCGCTGCCGCCTCAGCTTCCCGGACTGCCGCAGCGAAAACCGGACGGGCCGCTAGCTGGGCCTGGATCCGCTTGATGGGCCTACGCTGGCGTTCAGTGACATCAGAGACAGGGCGAAGATCAGCGGTAGCGCCCGAGGGAAGAGTAACGTGGATCATTAGGCGTAAGTCCCCGATGCAATAGCGTTCTGAATGGTGGCCTTGATCGGCGAGTAACCGCCGGAAGCGCCAATGTCGGTAATGTTCGCGCGGGCACTGAAGCTCACGGCGATTTCCACATAGTCCTTACCGCGCCCGATATCGGCAGCGGAATAGGTGACGTTCGTCATATGGAGCTTGACCTGAGTGGCGGCAGCACCAGTGCCGGACGAGAAATTGATGTCTAGCGACGGCTGCGTCACGTTCAAATAGTTCGTTAGCTGCGTGTCGTCTTCCATGACCAGCGTCATTTTTCCGTCGACCGACACAGGGCCCGACCAAATGTTGCCGGGGTTCTGGGAGCCAGCGACGGGCTGGATAACGGTGACCGGCCGCTTGATCGTGACTTCGCCGTCAAGGACGGTAGTGACCGGGGTGCCAGCGATAGACACAGAACCAGTCCATGCCGCAATCGGCGGAACGCCAGTGAAAGACGGGGTGGGAACCGTGGTCGTGAGCGAGGGAAACGCAGTGGCCTTAGTCGAGTAGGTCAGCATGCTGTCGCCATTGAATTTAAAAGACAGCTCGCTGAACTTCGCGCCCGGGTACTGCCGCGTGCCAGTCGCGTAATAGTCGGTCAGCGTGTAGCTCTTCGGCTGCCCCTGCCCGCTGTTCAGAACCGACATAGCATGAGTGAACGGAGCACTTGCGCCCGTGGTCGTTACGTCGCCGAGCACACCAGCCAGAAGCCAGCCAATGGTGTCGGGGAAGACATCTCCGCCGAAATCAAAGGTCGAATGCTTCGGGCCAGCGATCTCGTTATAGGTCTCCACCATGGACCCGCGCAGACCCTTGTCCTGTAGGAGCGTTACAGCGTCCTTGGGGGCTGGCTTGTCCACCGGAATAAACGCAGTAGCCGGAACCGGGGTGCCTAGCTGCACTTCCTTGGAAATGCCCATGAAAGAAAGATCGGAAGAAAACGTCATATCGGCAGCCCTTAGAGGTTAGTGGGTTCGGGGTCAGCGACAGGCACGGCCGCAGGCTGCGAGTTCTCCGGCGGTAGCGGCGCGGCACCCTTGGGCGTGGCCTGTGACTCCCAGCGGCCATCGTCGGGCGCTTCGGCAAGGTCGAGCACGACACCCGGAACAGCTTCGATTCCCAGCGTTGGGTAGTACAGATCTTCAGTGCCGACGTAGGCAAAAAGAGGCATAGAGGGTCCCTCGGGTAGTACCACCTACAGTTTCCTGTAGGTGGTTAGATGCGCTGGTAGCACTCGATTTCGACTGTGACAGTGCCATGCCGCCCCATATGCTTGTCATCCCACGTCACGTCATGCGTAGTGGACTGGGGTCTAGCCTTCAGCACATGCCCACCCAGCGAGGGATCGGCGCGGACAATCGCAATGGCAGCGTCGGCCAGATCACACGAGCGCTGATAGACGTACTGAGGGTCGTCGTTACCCCGATAGACGTCAATTTCAATTTCCAGGGTGTACCGCTCTTCAAGCCATCCGGCGCCACCCCCGCCGACCATGGAGTTCACAGACACCGTGCGGTGGACCTTGCCGACCGCCACAATGTCGTCAGGCTGGTCAGGCCCAGGTTCGTCATAGCAGACCAGAAGGCGGGCTGTAGGTACATTGGGATCGGGCGTCAGCGTCGCGGTGAGCTGATCAAAGAGGTACTTGCGTACAGCGGGCGAACTCGTACCAGGTATGGGCATTAGGCGATTCCCGGGGGTCTACGCTTCGGGCCCCACAGCTCGATCACACGGTCAGGCAGCGCAAAGCCCATGGGGACGCCCATCGACTCGCCATCCATTCCGGCAGAGCCAAACTTGGGGCGACCGCTGTTCTGCGTTTGCTGCCATAGGTGGCGAATCAGCTCTAGAGCGCCTAGACGAATGGTGAATGGGATTTGGCCGGAGGTGCCCGCCGTGTACACGACCTTGATGTTCTTGGAGCCAGCCGCAAATAGCGCAGCATCCCCGCCGAACGTGCGCCGTGTGATTTGACCCGTGGTGTAATCAACGGTGAATGCGAAAGCGTCAGTCTGTCCGCCAAGGGGCTGTTCAGTGAGCGTGAAGCCCGACAGCCCGTAATACTCGGTAATGGACAGCACGGATGCGAGCGGCAGCCAATCGGGCTGAATGGTGGACCGTCCGCCGCTGAAGTACTGCGTATGTTGCTCCGGCAGGAAGGGGCCGCATACATCGCGTGCCTGGTCGGCAGCGGTAAGGATGAAGCCCTGTAGCTCCTCGTCCTGTCTAGTGTCGTTCAGCGGGATGTTTAGGTGCTTCTTGACGCTGATCAGGTCTACGAGTTGCTCGACACCTTGCGGTCGGACCGTGAACTGATCTTCGTAGGCCCATCCCACGCCCGTGCCTGTAGCCGTCCAGCGCACAAGCCATGTACCGGCTGAGACGGTGGGCACAACAGCGCTGTACGCCCCGCTACCGGCCGAACTCACAGGCGGTGTGGTAACGGTGCCCAGCGGGCTTGTAACGGCCACAGAGACGACCAGAGTGCCCGTGGCGGGGTTGCCTTCGTCGTCCAGCGGGTTAGCCGTGAGCCCGACGTCTTGGCCAGCAAAGTAAATCGTCTGAGTGGTCAAGCGGGGCCCCTAGCGGTATCGGCGAGTCTGGCGATGTGCTGCGCCTGAGCGAGGATTATGGTTGCCCTTGTGCGGGTGGCGCTGCTGAATGACGCGGCGGATTTGCTTGCGCTGTACCCGATGTAGCTGGCGCGTGATCTGCCGCCGCTTGGCCGAGTGCTGGACCACATGCCCGTGATTGGCGACCTTGCGCCCAAGTTTCCTTTTTAGCCTCGCGCTCTTAGCGGCAAGACGTGCAGCCTGACGGTGTTTGTTCTGTGTGCGACTCAGCTGCCTGCCCCGGCGATGCATGCGCACGAAATGGGACATGTGCAGCCGCCGGGGGTGACCACGGTGATCCATTAGCCGCCGGACATGTCGCCGGAAACGGTCGTAATGAGTTGCCGCCATGGTCACCCCCTTAAGGGACTGTTAGAAAACCGGAGCCTGTAGACCCTTACCGGTGATAACCGAAAGGGACTTGGGGTACCGGGCAGGCTGGAAGGAAACGTAGTTGTACAGGCGAATGAACACAGACAGGTTGCTGGCGTACGTCTGCTCAAAAGCCTCAGCGCGAACGTGCGACTCCCAAAGCATCAGGTCAGCCATGCGCGCGACAACGACCGCATCCTCACCAGTGCCAGCGTCGGCAGCAAGGTTCGTCGGGAGAAGCGCATCCACGTAGACCGGAAGGCCCAGCATGGTGCCCACATAGCCCTGAGACGCCACAGCACCCGGAGTGCCAATCGGGTTGTACGCGTTGGCAACCGGGACCACCAGCGGGCGACCGGTGCTGTCCGCCTGAGCAGTCAGCCAAGCCCAGCGACGCGGGTGCATGACGATCGTGTCCGGCGGCAGGAATCGGTTCGTGTGAATCGACTGAATGGCATTCGCCACCGTCGAGTAAAAGTTGGACGCGCTCGGCGTAGTCGGGTTGTAGTCGATGGCGTTAGTGCCCGAAAGCGTCAGAATTCCAGTCGGCTGACCAGAAGTACCCGAGCCGCTGAGTACAAGAGTATTGAGCTGACGCGCATAGTCGGCCGCAAGGTCCGATAGAACCACGTCATCGATATTCAGCGGAGACTGCTCGATAAGCTGAAGGGAAACCGTCTGGCCACCCGCGACCGTGGTAACGCCACTGGAAATCGAAGTGGTCGTTAGGTCGGTGTTCTGGACCGCAGAGTTCTGCGTGGTCTGAACCGCGACAGCAGTACCGCCAGACACCTTCGGCACGTTGATGGAATCAGTGCCCGGGGGCAGCGGGAAAGTCGGCGTCAGGTTGGCAGTGATCCGACCCGCGCGCGCAAACTTGACGAACTCATTCTCTAGCCAGAGAGGCGGCACGAACTCGCCACCAGCCCCGTTGGACGTGGAAATCGCGCGCTCTTCAGCCCGACCCTTGTTGTTGCGGACAAGGCGGTCAGTCGCGTCCCTGTCGCCCTTGCTGCGGGACAGGTGTAGGTCGCGGAAGTAGGAACGGCCACCATGACCGGACCGGTAAATCTCCGGCTCGGACTTGACGCCATCGCCAGGCTTCGGCGCATACCGCTTGGCCATCTCGGCCGCAGCGTCGTCAGCCTCGATCTGCTCGTGCAGTTCCTTAGCCCGCTCGTCAAAGGCGCGGATATCAGCCTCGCCCTTGTCGAACTGCGCAGTCTCGGCATCAGAAAGGCCGCGCTTCTCAGTAGTCGCGGTATCGACCAGACCTTCAAGCTGCGCCTTTAGGGCCGCACGCTGCACTAGTAGACCGGCGAGCATTTCGCGCTTGTTCAAGTTTGCTCCATGAGGGGAAGCACCTACAGTTTCCTGTAGGTGGTTAGAAATTCAGCGCGCGAAGTCGCGTCGCGAACGGGGAAAGGTCGACACCGGAAAGCTCGTCGGTGGCCTCAGGAATAGCGCCGGAAGCGCCAAGAACGTCGGTCAGGGCCGCACGTAGGGTTTGCTCAGTCTCCGGGGGCAGCTCGCCAGCCCGAAGCGCCAGGAATGCCGCCGCAACATCACGAGAGCGCAGTACCGCACCCGCCGTAGCAGGATTCGCGCCGTAATTGACAGCGGAAACGTCCCCCTTGTTCAGGTCAACATCTGTGATGTCGCGCTGAGACCAATCGGGCGACCACTCCTGGGAATTCACGCGAAACGCGAAGCTCATCTCATCGAGATCGCCCCGCTCCATTGCGCTGCGAAGCGACTGAACGTCGGGATTGCGCGGGTCTAGATCTGCCTCAACGTGAAGCCCCCGGGAATCCTCAGCCAGCCGCATGGTGCCGCTCTTGGTGCGCGCGAGCGTGAGCCCGGCATGATTGACCTTGAACGGAACATCAGCGCCCGCAGCCAGTGAAGCGCCAAACGCTCCCCCGCGAATTACCTCGGTGTACGCCCCCAGAAAATCTTCCATTTCGTAAGGCGTGTTCGTCACAGACGCATAGCCGGTGAAGCGAAGGTTCTCACCGCCCGTACCGTTGTCCAGCGCGCGAAGTTCCATGCCCTCGAATGGCCGCTGGCGGTTCTCGACCACATGTTGCCGCTGAGAACGGATAGAGAAATCTGTCATTAGAGCACCGCCCCCAGAGCGTCAGCAGATGCAGCCGACTTACCGGCTTGGGCATCCTTAAGTGGTTTCACGTTGCTATTCAGCGGGGCGTCAATGTCATCGCCACCGTCAACGGGCGGGAAGTTTTCCAGCGCCCGAATCTCGTTAGGCGTGAGAATTCCAGCGCTACGGGCCACGGAGTACACGGCGTACCGCCCGGCTGCATCCGTGCGCAATAGTCCATCGACGTTGAAGCGCGCCGTATGAGGCTTAGGCAGCATCGCTGACCATGCGTCTTCGAAACGGCCAATCCACGGATTCAGCGTGTAGGCCAGAAAGCCAAGCGCCTGTTGCTCAATGCCGGTGCCCCAAGAAGTGGTCTTATCGACCTGACCCAGCATGTGAGGCGGGACGCCAAAGAGCATCGCCATGTCAAGATTTTGCGCTGCCCGGGTGCCAAGGAACTGCGCATCCTCGGGCGTCACGCTGATCGGCTTCCACTGGGCACCGCCAGAGAGAACGCCGACAGTATGGCTATTCTTCAGGCCAGCGTGTGAGGCGGTAAAGCCCTCTTTGAGCCCCCGGGCACGCTCCTTGTCGAGATCGCCAGGCACCTCGATGATGCCGGACATGTGAGCGCCAGAGCCAAAGAAGCGGGCGCCGAATTCCTCAGCGGCAAGCCCGAGCCCAATAGCGTTCCGGGCGTACGACAGCACGCTGATCCCGGTAGCTGCCTCAGGGTACGAAAGGCCCAGGATGTGGACCACATCGCCAGAGTCAACAGGCCTACGGTCAACCTCGTAAACCCGCTCGCCAGCGTCATTGAAAGTGCAGCGGACCCGATCGGGATGCAGCACCCTCAGCCGAGTCGGTCGGTACATACGATCCCGTGACTGCACCAGAAGATAGGCGTTGCCCCGCAGGAGAAGACTCACCATTAGCTGAGACAGGCCCAGACGCCGAGTCGGAAACCGGCTGTCATTGGCACCGCCGAAAGGATCAGACACAATGCCGGGAGGCGGTTCGATCGTGCTCCGCACATCACCAACGGCCTTGACAGCATCAAAGGGCAGCCCAGCGACCGTATCGGAGAGAATCCGCACACACGCTGACACAGCAAGAAGCTGCATCGCCGTTTCATCGGTTACCTGAACCCCAGCGGCAGTCATCGCCTGAAGCGAACCGTTCGAAGGGATCGCCCACGGATCACCAGCGCCGGACGGGGCATAGAAGCGCTTTTGCATCGCGCGCCTAATCACTGGTCATCCACCCCGCAAGTAGCAGCGCAGCACCAAGAGCCACAAGCCCCGCGATCGGCTGCCACCAAAAAGCGGCCCCGACTAGACAGCCAAGACCGCTTACATCGAATGCGTCAGATGTTGCTGAGCGTGGAATTCGCTCCCTTATCCGCTGCCGCCATGTGGGCTTCTTTTCATCCATAGCACTCCTATAGATCCGCCCACGAAAAGAACTGGGGAGTCGGCTCTAGCTCGGGTTCATGGCACGCACGATCAAGCGCCATAACGGCGGAGACGGCCAAGTCGATTTTGCGGGGCGAGTTCTTCGCATCCTTCGTGATACGGCTGCCCCTGTTGTCAGTACGAATGACGCAGTTTCCAAGATGTCGCGCTAGGCGCTGATCACCGGAATGCGTGAGCGTCTTGTTCATGACCGCCTCATAGAACCGCTGAGTAGCCGGAACCATACGGGCGGGACTCTGCGGATACTCGACCACGGGGAGACCCTCGTCTTCGAGCACCTGATAGGTACGGGCCCAGCGGTACGGGTCACAGACGATCTCGCGCACCTGCCAGCGTCGGCAAGCCGCCCGGATCTCGTCTTCCACGTCGATGATGGGAACAGCCCAGTCGTTACCAGTACCTTGCGGCTTCTCCCACGCTGCCACCACATCGACGTGCGGAGTCTGCTCGCCTTCAGGACAGCGGACTACGACTAGCGCAGTGGAGTCGTTGTTGAAAGACCCGTCGAAGCCCAAGACGACTTCAGCGCCATCGGGAATCACCGTGTCAGCGCTCTCGCATGCCTCCCACGAACCACCCGGCAGCCAGGCTTGCGCGGTCGAAACCCATTGGTTCAGGCGCTTAGTGCGGAACTCTGCCTCAGGCGTACGCAGAACCGCCGACTCGAAATCCTCGCGCGAGACAATATCGTCAAAACCAGGGTTGGAGTCATGCCATACAGCGGGATCAGTGTGAACAGCACCCTCAGGGGCGCCCCACCAAGACATGAAGAATCCGGGGTCCTCGACTTCACCAGACGCGACCCGCATACCGTGCTGATAAAGCTGGTAGCACGTGCTGTCACCGCCCATGGAATCGGTCTTGACTCCCGCTGTAGTGATGCCCACCATCATGGGCTCACGGCGAGCACCAGAGGCAAGGGCCATAACGTCCCACAGCTCACGATTCGGCTGAACGTGGACTTCATCGAAAATCACGAGGTGAGGGTTCAAGCCCTCTTTCGTGTACGCCTCAGCGGAAAGCACGCGGTACACGCTGCCCGTAGCCGGAAGCTCAATGGCGTCGCGGTAGGTCTTGAACATGCCGCTAAACTGCGGCTCCATCTCAACCATTTGCTTCGTGGTCGAGAAGACGATGCGGGCCTGTTCCTTGTCACCAGCGCAAGAGAAGACTTCGCCACCACGGGGACCAAAGGCGAGACCAAACAGGGCGATACCAGCGGCTAGGGCGCTCTTCCCGTTTTTACGGGGCATGCCGATAAGCGCTGTACGGTGCTTCAATCGGCCATCAGCCCGCCGGGCATACAGCCGGTCCATGAGGTCTATCTGCCAGTCGCGCATGACCAGGGGTTCGCCAGCGTTACCGCCGATCGAATCTTTAGTGATGCGCAGAAACTGGGTGAAGTCAGCGAAGTCGGGGCCATCGCCCGAGACCATTTCCTCAGGGGAAACCGGCGTGCGGTAGAGGGGATCAATCATCGTCACCCCTTACTGGACCGCCTAGCTAGCATTTCCTCGAAAGCGTTGCGGGCCTTGACTTCAGCGACACCCATACGGGTTCGGTCAGTAGGCGTCAGCCCCAGCGCGCTGAAAAGCCGGGCAATTTCGTTCTCAATGGTGGACAGCATTCCGACCAGCGGATTGGGGTAGGCGTAGCCTTTATCCGTGTACAGGACTGGCTCACTGCGCGCGAGATCAGCGACGAATTGAGCACGCCGGTCGTATTTCTCGCAGAGCAGCGTAAGAGTGGGGCTGTCAGAGTCGGCTAGCCAATGGGCTCCGCCGGTAATGCGCTCCCATAGCTTCTGGCCATCGGCCTTTAGATGAAGGGGCGCGCTGTTCTCGACTGGCGCAACGTCAGCGACTTCAGCGAGATCGGGCATGGGGCGCTGGCCGGGATTACCTAGCTTCCGCTTGCGCTCAGCGGGTACAGGCGGGCGACCAACCGTCATCTTGGCACCCCCTTGGACCACCTACAGAAGATCGTGGCGGGCTAAAACGGACATTTGGTTAAGCCCCCCGGGTCATAATTTCGCAGCTGCATGTTTTTCCCCTGGGCATGGGTCCCCCGCAGAGTAACCGCCAGACTTTTGGTATGCCCCCTACTGCACATATATGTCCGATTTGACTCGTCACGATGTGTAGTAATGCGTGGTCAGGCTCACGCCTTGTGAAACACCAACCAGGACCGCCTACGATGTGTGCTTCCTTGAGTTACAGCCTCTACACAGCACCTGTAGGTTGCTTAGCTCATCGCTTCCACCCATAGAGCGTGGCTGTATGTGATCCACAGTGAGATCAGTAGCAGCATGAGGAGCGATGCCATAGCCGGAACAGCGATAGCCGTAGGCAGCCTTGTGCCGCTCAAGGACCACGCGCGCAACCACCCGCCAGGCAGAGCCATAGCCACGGGCCGTAGACGATCCTCGGCGCTTCTCTAGGCGCGCAGACCACACGGCAGCGTGAGCCTCACAGCGAGAAGGGTTACTAGTCAGCCGACCACAGTCCAAACATGGTCTACGGGGCAAACCAACCACCCCCATTTTTCCTGGAAACATAGGCGCAAAATGATTGGCGCGACCCTGACCACCTACAGTTTCCTGTAGGTGGTTGCAGCTAGTGGGCGCCTATCAGGCGGGCCAGATCTCCCGGCGTCACATTGCCTGGCGCACGATCAGCGAGAAGATCAATGCCCGCACTGGCATACGCAGCGTCCACTAGCTGAGAACAGATCATGTGACCGCTCCCCGCTACATAGCTGCGCAACCGGCGCGACGGAATCCCTAGCCGCTGAAAGCCTATGGCCGCGTAGTCAAGCCACGAATACGGGGTACCTACCAGCGCGCGACCGGCGGCCACTATCTCGGCACGCTGGCCATCGCTCAATGGAAGGTTGCTGTACACCGCTCCCGGCCACGCCGAGTCCGTATAGATCTTGGCCCCGCCAGGCTCACCCTGAATGATTTGGCCGTTGTCGAGAACAAGGAACGCATGCGAATAGCGCGAGGGGCAGCCGATCAGAAGCTGACCGAAGGAAATGAGCTTGCCAGCGATGCCAGCGATCGGTACAACGCCGAAGTCTCCCGGCTTAGGGTCTGACACGTGCTCATCCCTCCACAGGGGTCTTGCGCTGGGCTGCGCACTGTGCTTGACTGGCGTTCCGCTCGGACGAGGGAGTCATGGTGAAGGTTCGCCTTGAGTACACGGTCGACGTTGACCCGGAAGACTGGGTTAGGGCCTTTGGTGTCGCCCGTGAGGATGTCAGGGACGATGTCCGCGACTACATGCGGAACCTGATCCAACAATGTGCGGCCGCCGAAGAAACAGGCTTGGAGATCGTGTGATGTTCAGCAAGGGGAGCAGGGTCCGAAACACCCGCTGGAACTACGTAGGCACCGTGCAGCGCAACTTGGGCAACGGCACGTGGCTAGTCAGCGCAGACAAGGCGGGAGACGTACACACGCCCGTAGAGGCACAGGAGCATGACTTGGTACCACTGGGGCTCGAAGACAGCGCGATTGCCGGTGAGAGCCCGGAGACGCGCGCCGTACTGCGGTACCTGTACAGCGAAGTGCGCACGGGCCACACGCTCGCTGACCGCCTCAGGCTGGACTCTGTGGAACAGTTCCGGCGGGACGCCGTGCAGAAGCTGGGGGACGCCACAGAGGTCACGCAGCAGGAACTAGAAGCCGCCGACTGGCAGACCGTCTACGACGAAATCAAAGAGGAGCGCAGCTAATGAACGTAATCGAACTTCGGTACGCGCTGTACAAGTTCCTGGTGGAACGTCTGACGCGTCACGTAGACGTAGCGGGCTTGGACTCCCCAGAGCCGGGACAGCCCGTGACGATCTCTGTAGCTGCCGCCGATGACTACTCACCAACCGGCGGAGTCCGGTACTACCGAATCACCTTCGAGGAAGTTCAAGCACCCGACGCATGACACAGCGGCAAGCCCCCAGTCACAGCGACTGGGGGCTTTTGCCATGTTGTCCGCACTGAGGGATTCGAACCCCCGCTAGGCACGTTCTAAGCGTGCTGCCTCTACCACTGGGCTAAGCGCGGTAAGGCAAGCCCGACAGCGACGAAGGGCGAGCCAAGATTTAGGGCTACTTGAGGCCCGCTGAACCCAGTGACAAGCTGGGCAGTCCGCGCCGGTTTCACCCTGGGCACAGATCGTCGGAGCCAGTCACGGCCCTATTGTGTGCGCCCTTGCTGGCGTGGCAGGATTCGAACCTGCAACATACGGGTTTGGAATCCGCTGCTCTTCCCATTGAGCTACACGCCATTGGCGCCGGGCCATTCACACCGACGCATGGGGGTGGTGGTATTTCCTGTGCAAGCACAGCCCCTTACCTGCTTCGCTTGTGACTCGAAGCTGCGCCCCCTACCGGATTTGAACCGGCGTTCTTCGTCATTCGGTAGACGACGCTCTAGGCCAGACTGAGCCAAGAGGGCAAGGGCTTCGCCGTAACACTCCCACGGAAATCAACCGCTGTCAGTGGCGCCGCGAAGCCATGCCCTGGTGCTCAGAACCCAGTCCGGAGAGAGGGAACCGGGGAGCACACAGGGCAGCTTGGGATGGGTCCTCGGTCCGCCGGATCGTAACGTCTTGATGCGCGGGAACAACCACCCTCTACCCTATATCTAGTGAGTCGATTGCCTGGCGCTGAAACGGCCGAGTGTAG